TCGTTGGAATGTTTCATTGAGCGCATCAACCCATTGAGGACCGATGTGCATTTTTGCGAGTTGTTCAGCGTTGACCATTTACTGATTCCCTTACTTTGTTATAGGCGTCGATGCAGGCGTTGAGCTGGTTGATTGCTTTGTCACCAGCAGCAACTATTTCTGCAATTGCTGCGAGGGTTTGTCGCTCGGACTCAGAAGCTTCAGCAACTTGTCCGTTAGATTCGGCTCTTGCTTCTGTCCCACCTCCGGCGGCAGGGGCGGCACTTGCACTGGCTTGAACACAACTGGGGGCTGGGAGGCGCAACCTGCCAGCACGAATAGCGCGATCAAGATCAGTTTGTTTTTTAGTGACGACATCATTTGCTTCCTTCAGTTTGTACGATTGATCATTGATGGTCTGATTCAGTGCGATTTCTTTCTGGCGAGCCTCTTCATTTTTGGCGGCAATCGCCACCTGCATCTCTTTGTCTCGCTCGTCCCAACCTTTATGGTGACCGTAGAAGTAGACGGAGATGGCGATGAACACAGCGCCAACAATGACCCAAGGGTTTGGCAATCCGATCATGCTTCAGCCTTTGCAGATGCTCGCTCAGAAGCAATCTCCTCCCGCGATGGGTCAAGATGATCTGGTGCAGTTGTTGGGGGAGGACCGGGACGCCATGTCTCATCCAGATCTGGGTTTGTCATACCCATCCAGTTGAAGTTCGGCATACCGGAAGAAGCTGCTGGAGCTGGCGCTGATGGCGCTGGAACTGAGGCGACAGTTGTTGGCGCAGGCGGAGGAGTCTGGCTTGCAGCCAACTTCTCCGATATGGTTGTGACGCCTTTCTTGGACATCACACCACCAATACCGCCAACAATCAACAGAACAATGTCGTTCAACATCTTGGTGTACGCCTGATCGATGGGAGCCATCGACTTGATTGGCTGCGTCACGAAGGTAACGCTGTACAGCATGAAGAAAACGATGCCAGCGAGGATTACCGTGACCATCAGGACTACGAAAGCCCAGACACGGATCTCAATTTCCTCTGCTGTCAGAAGCCGGTTGCGAGGCAGGAGGGGGTTGTTGACCAATTTGTTTCTCCAATACAGGTGCTACTAAGTAATCGGGGCATTGCTGAGTAAACAGGCACTTTGGTCTCTGGCACTCAGCTTTGGCGAAATTGTCAGGGTTTTGACATGCGTATCGATACCGCTCTTCACACGCCGTAAGCGTGAGCAGGCTAATCATGATCAGTAGGCTTCTCATTCTTTTCCTTTACTTGCCGTTCTAACTGTTCAAGCTTTTTCAGCTTGCGCTCTATGCGAATCTCAGCCATGTTCAGCCTCTTCTGCATATCGACGTAAATCAACAACGACATTGGTAGAGCAAAGAACAAGACAAGAGACAGCACAACTACTGCGATGACAAACCACTGTGTGTCTTCACGAGCCATCCGAGTGACAGCAGAAAGCCCCACATCCACAGAATTAGAAGTAGAACCACCACCGCCGTAATTGCCCGGTCGATTCGATGATTGCGTAGGAGGTCTCGTTGCCACTTTGCGTCTCGCTCTTTCTTGCGTTGAACTTGGCGAGCAAACTCCTGCTCCTCAAGGATGTCGTCGTATGTTTTGAGAAAGTTGGTGTACAGGTCTTTTAAGCCCAGACGCTCTGGGGTGTAGACCATAGCCTCTCGAACTTGAACAGCCATCTGTTGCATCTGCCACTCGATCTCAATTCGATCAATGGCGCTTCCTGCGACGTTCTCGCTTGTGAGAGATTGATCCTTGAGTTCTTGGCAATGCTGCTTAAGCTGGCGCAAGATTTCAAAATAAACCTTGAGCTGCTCGCAGATGTCATGAACCGAGCGAGCCTGAAACTCTTCGTAAGAGATCTCAGGGTCTGGTTCTTTTTTGGTTTTCTTTTTGACCGGCGTTGCTGCTTGTTCAACAGCTTTGGCAACCGGGGTTGGTTTTGCTGGCTTTGCGCCGAACAATCCTGATAGCCAGCCCCAGAGTCCAGTGACCTCTTTGTAGATTGCGGTTGCGTTTGCTACGCCGCCTTCAACCGTTTTCTTGAACTTATCGATCTCAGCCTTGCCCTCTGCGAGCATCTCGCAACCCTTTCGGATTGCTGACACAGCAGCTTGCGCTGCCATGAGTAGGCTGATTGGGTCCACATCACATCACTTCATCTGAATGGCTTCCCAGCAATCCACCCAACAAGACTGTGTCGAGTGCCTTCGGTAACTGGGGTCACCGCATGTAGAACAAAACTTGGAAACGCCAGCATCGTGCCTTGATGTTTCTCAAGAGGCTGCGGCTTTTCACCCTCAAAGACCTCAAGATCGCCACCCTGATACTCAGAAGGATCTGTGAGAAGAACTGAGAATGAAAGCTTGCGAACCACCTGACTGCCGTTAAAGCGGTCAACATGGCGGTTATATCTGCCGCCCGGAGCGACATACTTGGTGAACTGAAGGGGTTCGATCAAACCCCACAAGTCGAACTTGAAGAACTCGTCGTTCAAAGCCTTGGATGCCTCCGCTACTCGATGAAAGATCCATTGAGTATCCGGACCATTTGGCGTTATCCATGAGACTTGACTGTCTCGCACTTCAAGCTTGACCTGATTACCGCCCACACCAGCTTGCTTTACATTCAGATCTTCTCCATATTGAATGATCCGCTCGCAGTCATACTTGGAGAAAACGCTTTCTGACTTCGCCCAGATGCTTACGAGATCTGGGTAAAAAGCCCAGCCGATGTGGTTTTGATGTTCCATTACTTGAGGTTGTTCAGTTTGTAGAGAGTGCTGAGAAACTGAGCGACCGCTTCGTCAATCAGATTCTGTATTGTCGTATCAGTTTTCTCTACAGCTGTGTAACGGATCTTCTCGAATGCAGAAAGAATCTTTTCAAGCTTGGAAGCAGGGTCACCACTCAAATCCATCGTGATCATTGGGATGTCATCGATGATTCCATTGCGACCTTGGTAAGCCTCTGCAATTGCGTCAGCTCGTTCGATGATGGCGTCATAGAACTCATTGAGGGCTACGTGCTGCGCGTAGCTTGTAGTCTTCAGATGTTCGCGATGAGCAACCTCACGAGCAAAAAACAATATAGCGATGAGGCGTCCAATCATTTGTCTTCCTTAGCTTCAAGCTTCTTGAACAGAAGACCGAGGGTTGAATCGACTTTGTCGAATCCAACTCTCATGTCTTCCTTGAGTTCTTTGACTGCGTCTTTGAAATCTTCACGACGAACAAAGTCCTCGTGCATGCGCTTGTCGACGTTGCGAACGTCGCCCTGTAGCTCTTTGATAGCGTCCCAGATGACTTTCAAAATCCATCCTCCTAGACCGCCGCAAAGGGCTACGGTGATGTTAAACACTGTTTGATCCATGATTAAGCCGTGTATGTAAACGTGCCAGACGTTGAGAATGTGTGATAGGTGTAGCCACCAGCCGATGTAACAGTTCCGCCGGTAGCGCGCTGACCGCCGGCGTATCGAATAATCACAGTGCCGCCACCACCATTTGAGCCTGCGTTACCGGCTGCTCCGCCACCAGCTCCACCTCCGGTTCCCGCTGATCCGGCGTTTCCGTTTCCAGTGACCGTTCCATTACCGCCGCCGCCGTTACCGCCGGAGCCGGCATTGTTTGTTCCAGAGTAAGAACCTCCGCCGCCGCCGCCAGCGTAATAGTTGCCATTCAACCATTGCAGACCAACGCCGCCATTTCCGCCGACTGACGAGGAGCCGGAAGCACCAGAAGCCCCAGCACCTCCACCTCCACCTCCGCCGTATGCCGCAACCCCAAGGGATCCGCTACCACCAGCGTTGCCTTGACCAGCTGTTCCAGCCCCACCAGAACCGGTTCCAGAATACGAAGACCCGCCGCCGCCAGACCCGCCAGATGCACCAGTCCAACTTCCGCTGGAAACAGAAGCAGCGCCACCACCTCCGCCAACAGCAACCGTAGATGTAATAGCGCCAGTAATGCTTGAGTTCCCGCCGTTACCGCCGTTACCGCCAGATCCTGTTCCTGCCGCGCTTCCACCAGCACCAACAAGAACCGACAAGGATTGACCAGAAGAGACGGAAATAGAGCTGGCAGAAACATAACCACCAGCACCACCACCGCCAGTACCGTTTGACCCGGCTGAACTACCAGCTCCTGAAGCGCCTCCGCCAGCAACAACCAAGTAATCGATCAGGTACGTAAAAACGAAGCCATTCCAAGTGCCGTTTTGATAAATCTCGTTTTGATTAAGCGTTGTGTTGTACCTAACCATCCCACTCACGGGAGAAGCTGGTCGCTGCGCAGTTGTGCCTGCTGGAAGTTGGATGTACCCAGTACTCGTATTCGCTTGATCACTCACCGCTGCTGGAGTGATACTCATGTTGGCAACTGTTCTTGCTTTACTCATGTGTGTTCCTTAAGCCGTGAATGTGCCAGAAGAGTTAAAGGTGTGAACCCAATACGTTGTCCCGGCATTTGAGTAAGACGTGACCGTTCCGCCAACACCCCTTTGAGTTGCTGATGCATAACGCAGGATCACGACACCAGACCCGCCAGCTCCAGCCGATCCATCTCTTCCGCACCCGCCACCGCCGCCGGTGTTTGCTGTTCCATTTCCGCCACCAGCTGCGCCACCACCACCAGCGCCTGCCGTGCCGGCAGCGCTTGATGTTTGTCTCGCCGGAGCGCCGCCACCAGCTCTTGTTACAGCAGAACCAGTGATTGAAGAAGAAACTCCATCTCCTCCATACATCAACGAGGAGGAAGATGTTGCACTACCGCCAGCTGCGCCAGCGCCGCCGCCGCCACCGCCGGAGTTGTTTCCGGAGTGATCCCAACCAGCGCCTCCGGCGTAACCCTGACCCGTCGTGCCTGATCCGCCGGAAATAGATGAGCCACCAGTATCACCGTCGCCAGAGCCTCCGCCGCCCGAGCCGCCTGCTTTACCGTTCTTGCCATCAATAGCAATCGTTACACCACCCCTGCCGCCACCGACAGATGTGATCAAAGTGCTGAATGACGAATCGCCGCCATTCGATGGGGCTGTAACAGCAGTTGTGCCGCCAGCGCCGCCAGCGCCAACAGTAATTGTGTAAAGCTGCCCCGCCGTTAGGGTTAGGGTTGACTCAGCCCCAGCACCACCACCAGAAGTTCCGGCAGATGTTCTATAGCCTCCAGCGCCACCGCCAGAGTATCGATGACCGCCACCACCTCCGCCGGCAATTACAAGGAAATCAACAGAGTATGTCTGCTGAAAATTTGTACTCCACGCAGAGCCGTTGTAATACTCCATCGCGCCCAAGTCAGTGTTCCATCTTTGCATCCCAACATTTGGAGACGCAGGACGCTGAGCAGTCGTACCAGATGGAAGATCAAAGTAACCAGTGCTTGTGTTTGCTTTATCAGAAACAGTTGCCGGAACTGCGTTCGCGGTTGTCAGGTATTTTGCGTCAGCCTCGGCTTTGGTGTAGCCATCGCTCAATCCACGAGGAATGTAGGCAACCGTCTCGACAACATCACCAGCAGAAGCGGCAGATGCCAGTACGACTGTCGTGCCGTTTGTTGCTGTGTAGTCATCACCATTCACCAGCTTCACACCGTTGAGATACACGTCGATGTAACCGAGCGTGTAACCACTTGTTGGCGTGAATGTGGTCGTGGCGCTGGCAACGCTGAAAGTCGTTGCGACTCTCTGCGATGCGTTACCGGGTTCGTTACCTAAGTAAGACATTGATTAAGCCTCGGTGATTTCTGTCCAAGAAGTTGTCGCCTCATCCCATGCGTAGCGCTTGCCATCAGTAGGGTAGGGAGCAGGCGCATCCCACAAGCATGTGTCTTCATTCAAAGTCCAAGAAGCGAATGGCTTTGGGGGGATGAATGCATCACGCTGCTTGTCGTATGTGAAGCCAATGCCTGCGTAGTTCTTACGCAATGGAGTGCCACCTTGAGAGTGGACGCCGCCATGTGTGTTGTACGAGGTTTGAATCCACTCACCGGGAGAGGTGTCAACGAATGTCTCGAAGAACTCTGGTTCTGCGACGATGACTTGAGTGACGATTCCGTCCGTGACTTTTGCGAAATGAGACATGAGTTTTTCTCCAAAATTAAGTTAAGAGGTAGCGAACAATGACAACACCAGCGCCTCCGTTAGCGCCGTTGGCTCCAGAAGAATCTCCGCAACCACCACCACCACCACCGCCTGTGTAAGCAGTACCAGCAACAGCAGCCGTTCCGGGCGGGGATCTGCGACCACCATTGCCGCCTCCACCATTGCCGCCGTAACCGGGTCCGTAACTCACATCACGCTCACCAGCTCCGCCGCCACCTGCGTAGTAACTTCCGTTAACCCATTGCAGACCATCGCCACCTTCAGGCGTATTGGTTGCATCAGTGATGTCGTAACCTTTGCGACTTGCGCCGCCTCCGCCTCCGCCTACATATGGCGTCGATTGCGAACCAACCCCGCCGCCGGCGTAACCCTGACCTGAAGTGCCAGATCCACCTGATCCGGTTCCACCCCCAGATGATCGACCGCCGCCAGAACCGCCGCTTAGACCGCTTCTGTCTTGCTGACCACCACCACCGCCACCACCAATTGCAGTCAACCCGAAGCCGGTAGTATTGTTTCCGTTTGTACCGTCCCACGCTGTGCCGGATGTACCTAAAGATCCGCCACTACCGATTACGAAGCTGTATGTGCTACCAGCTGAAAGTGTTGTTGTGCCAGCCAAGTAGCCACCAGCACCACCTCCGCCGCCAGCTTGAATTGTTCCTGTACTTCCACCTCCACCGCCACCCGCAACAACCAAGTAGTCAGCTGTTGTCGTAAACCCAGATGGGACAGTAAGACTTGCTGATGAGGTGAATGTGTGAATTCGATAATTGCCAGACGTTGTGATAGTCCCGCCAGACGGAATACCAACAGATGTTTTTGTTATTGACCCAGACTGACCGCCATCACCATTCGTGAATTTAATATCAACAGACGAGCCTGAAGACAAGCTATAAATTTCAGATGGGACAGCAACAGTAAGTGATGACGCCGAAGCGGGTGTGACTGTCACATCTTTTACCGTCGCTCCAGAAGTAAAGCGAACAGTTCCTGCCGAAGCGCCAAACTGAGAACCCGCAAGGGTTAAAGTAGATGTAGCGCCGGCATAAATTGTTCCAGTCACAGAAACAAGCACAGGGATTGGAATGGAAACTTTTAACCATCCAGCCGATGTGTAGTTTTCCATGCAATCCAAATCTGTATTGAATCTCAAATATCCTGTATTCGGTGAGGATGGGCGTTGCGCCGTGGTCCCGGATGGAACATCAAATCCACCGGTACTTGTATTTGACTGATCGCTTACATTTGCAGGGGTGACTGCTGGAGTCACATTACCCCAAGCCGAGCCGTTGTAAATCTCAAGCTGACTGGTGTCAGTGTTGTATCTTAGATAGCCAGAAGTCGGGCTTGCAGGGCGTTGAGCCGTTGTGCCAACAGGCACATCAAACGCGCCAGTGCTTGTGTTGTTTTGATCTGATACGTTTGCAGGCGTTGCAACACCAAGCACTTGTTGGTTGCCAATCATTCCCATGACAACTCCTTAAGACAAGTACGAGACGATTGCATCGGCAGAGCTTGAGCCGCTTGCGTAAGCAGTGACAGAGTCACCAGCCTCAAGCACAACCTTTTGGTCGCCGCCAACGATCACCAATGCACCACCGGGAAGAACAGTTGCATCCTTCACCAGAAACGCAGAAGTGCCGCCAGACTTGGCGAGCTTTGCAGACACAGTGATGTTTGCGCCGGTAGTGTTTGCCAGCGATAAGCCGATCAATGTTGCCGTGTTGCCAGAGGTAACAGTAGGTGTGACCGTAGAAGGACTGCCTGATGTTCCAATGTTCGGCGTTGCTAGTGATTTGAATGCCATGTTTTATCCCAGTGCGATTGCCATTGCGATAGCCTGACTGACAGTCTCACTGGTGCTATACACGTCCAAGTTTGTTCGTGCGGTCGGCTTATCAGCAAGATCACTGAGGTTGGCTGACTTCTCTGACTTGTCTGTGTTCAAGTTGTTGAAGTTGTTGTCCACCTCAGTGTTTGTCAGTGGCGATCCTTTCGTGTTGCGAAGAGTGATCGTTGACATGAGTCAGCTCCTATTAGGAGACAGTCACAGTCCAAGTCACAGTCATCGAGTCACCAGCTTGCTTGTTCACAACTGGGAACACGGTGCGGCAGAGCATAGTGCCGGCAGATGCTGCGTTGAAGATGCCTGCTTCAGTCACAGCGCCAGTACCAGTACCAGCCGCAAACGAAGCGACATAAGTAATGGTGTTGCTCGACACAGTGGTTGAAGTCAAACCGGTGCGGCTACCAGAGATTGCAGTACCAAGCGCAGTATCAGCAGCAGCTGCGGCTGTAGTGCCAGTACCCAATTCCATGTGAGACATGGCGGTGGCAGTTGTGTCCTTCATGCGAGACACGATGTAGTTCAAACCGGTGTTAACCACCAAGTTCTTCAGGTTCACGTCTTGCTTGACGTTGCCATTCTCATCGGTAAGGACGACGCGCAGAGCGCCAGATGCCTTGAGAGTTTCGAGCTGATTCATTTGAAAATACCTCTTAGAAAGTTTTTGAGTTACCAACGTAGACTCCAGAGGACGTAACCGTGTAGTTGATGTCCCAGTAGTCTGTCCAAACAAGCGAACCGCTGTCGCTCTTGCCAACAGAATCTGTCAGCGCCTTCCCAGCGGCAATCGTACTCGAGTCAGACTTGAGAACGACGTCATTGGAAATCTTTCCGAACAACATGTTCTCGTCGTCATCGCTTACCGCAAGATGCTGGTATGCATCTGTCGGGTGAACGGTGTCGGCAAGAGACTTGCTGATCGCAAAAGTTTTTGTCTCCCCGGTTGTCGCTGAATCAGTTAAGCCTTTACCGGCTGTGTTTGATACTGAGTCAGACTTGGAGAGTGAATCCGCCAAAGGTTTCGAGAGGTCTCGAGTTGCCAGATCGGATTTTGTTGCTGTATCCGATAGAGCTTTGCCAACGAACCTCGTTTGAGACTCGCTTGTGCTGGCGCTATCGCTGTTGGCTTTGCCAACCAGTATTGTGTTTGCATCTGCCTTGCTGAACGAATCAGACAAAGCTTTGCCGGCAGACTTAATCGCGGCATCTGACTTGGTGAATGAGTCAGACAACGACTTACTGAGGTCAAAGACTTTCAAGTCAGACTTGCTGACTGTGTCCGCCAAAGACTTGCCTGTGCTGAAAACACGAAGGTCAGATGACGAGATCAGATCCGTCGACATCTTGCTGTACGACATGGTCTCATCGTCGTCAGCATTGGCAACGCCGTAAAAATCATCGGTTGGATGCACAACATCAGAGATCAGCTTACTGAAATCTTTCAGTCTGGTCTCGCTTGTTGTCGCCTGATCATTCGATGCTTTTGCGAAGCTTTGCGCCACTGAGTCAGTCTTGGTCAAAGACTCAGAGAATGACTTAGATAGGCTGAACACCTTCAAGTCTGCCGTGGTCTTGGCTTCAGAGAAACTGCGGTTGAACTGCGTAGCAATTGCAACGGTGTCGCTGAAGCTCAGAGCCTCCGTCTTGTTCTTGAAGAACACCTTGGCAGGGAAGTACTCGTAGACATAGTCCTCGCCGAAGTAGCCATACACCGCATAAGTAATGTCTGCTGCCGGACCATCAGTCGCATATCTGCGTTCATTGATCGGAGCCATCCCGAACCCGACGCTTGCGCTATCAGTCTGGGTTGATGCATCACTCAACGGCTTGCTAATGTCATGCTGGCGCGACTCTGAAGTGACACCAGTGTCTACAACCCCCTTGCCAAGAACAAACGGCTGAAGCTCATCCAGTGAGCCTACTGATTCGGATAAACCCTTACCAGCCTCAACGAAGGATGAGTCGCCAACTAAGAAACTTTCAGCCAACCTCTTGCCAAACACCATGACCTCGCCATCGTCGGTCATGACTGCGGCGTTCATTTCATCGCCAGCGTCTACGCTGTCGCTCAGTTCCTTACTGAAGTTGACAGACCGAACCTCGGTCAGATGGATGCCATCGTTTGCAGCCTTACCGATGAAGAACGGACCAATCTGATCTAAAGAGTGCAGAGCCTCTGCCAGACCCTTGCCAGCCGTGACAACCGTTCTGTCTGAGACTGTATTGAATTCAGCAGGCAACGACTTCGCCAGCACCATTGTCTGGTCGTCGTCAATGTTGGCTTGACCGTAGAAGTCGTCGGTGACACTGACCGTATCGGACAGAGGCTTCTGGATTGCAACGCGCCGTGTCTCTGAGGTTGTCAGAGGCTCAAGGTTACCCTTCTTAAAGAAGAGCAAGAATGTGTCTTCGCTGGTGATCAGCAGCTCGTTGAGATGCTTCTCTGCGCGGACATCGACTGCGTCTGCAACAGCAAACACATTCTTGAGGATTGGGTTTCGACCAATCGTATCGACATCCACCGCAAAGACAATCGACACCCACTTGAGTAGCGCCGCCGGAATAGTGACTTGCGTGTCAACCGCAGCACTGACGCGCCCAGCAACGAGGGCAGGGCGATTTATCGTAACTGCTGCAACCGCCTTCCCAGCAGAGAAGGTCGCCCTGATTCGAGCGGTACTGGTTGTGATTGTGGGCTTGGCAGTAGAAAGCCCAACTCGGGCTTTTGATGCCATCAGAAGTCCTCGCGAATCTTGAACTTGACCAGATCGTAAACAGTTTGAACGGAGCCGTCGGAGTAGGTGATCTCAATCTCACCCTCGTAGTCGCCAGCCGGCTGGTTGAGGTCTGTTGGACCCCAGAAGAATTGACATCGACCACCAGCGCCAGCCACGTTGTATGGGGCGGTGGCATTGATCGTGCCGTCATCGTTGAGCTTGCCTGCAATGTTAGATCCTGTCAGCGTAGCGAGGATGGATGTGCCACCTGCCGCACGGAACTTCAATCGAGTGGTAGCTGCGCTTACATCCAAAGGAGAGCCGCTGGTCTCATCAGTCAAGCTGACAACGATGATGGGCTTTGTGTCGCCCTGAACAAGTTTAATTTTTTCAGCCATGATTCCTCACCACTTAACTTTGTCCGCCCAGTAGGCGGCGCTCATCTTGCCCTTAGCAATGTTCTTGGCGTGGCGAGCTTTGAATGCTTCATTGCGAGCCGAGCCATCCGGAGATCCCTTCACGCCTTGTTGACCAAAGCGAATGGTCTTAACCTGATCGCCAGACTTGGCAACGACAACGTGACTCTTGGTTGGGTGGCTTGGCGTGGCTTTCGGCTGGTTGTAGCCAGAGACGCCAGCTCGAGCCAAGCGAGGATCTTTTTTATCTGCCATGTCACACCCTTGGGATTACGACCCGCAGGTCTGAACGGACGTAGCCACGAACTGCGCGTTGACGAGCAGTGTTGACGCCCTCATCAAAGAAGACCTTTGATGCAGCAGCACCATCTGGGCTGGTGAATGGTTTGGAAGGAGACGCCATCAAGCGATACTTTGCGCCATGACCAATGATCTCAGCGTAGTCCTCAAACACCACATCATCAATGGTGGTGGAGCTGCGAGTTGGCTTCAACGCCACACGCATGGTGAGAGCAGCTGGCGCTGTTTCCTTGGGGAAAGGGTAGAGCGTGTAAGTGCGCTCATCTTTTTGCGTGATGATGTTTGGGTCTGCTTTGGTGATGACTGCATCAGGGTAACGGCTGTTGTACAGCAATGCGCCGGGCAGCTCATCAGGAGCTTTAGGCGTTAGCTCAACACCCTTGTACCAAGCGCGCATCACCTTGGTCACCAAGTAACCGGTGGGCGGCTCAAAGTCGTAGTCAATGATTCCCTCAACTACAGTCACAGGATCGTGATCGCGCTGGAGAATCAAGCTTCCCTCGCAGAAATCAATGACGGCGTTCTTGATGGCGACCTTCGCCATTGCAGGAGTACAGCCCGGGAGGTAAGGTAATACCTCGTCATAGAAATCTTCGTAGGTCTTGCTCATATCGACATCAGTCCAGTCTTAAATCGTTGCATGAATGCCGATGCACGTCCGTCGATGGAGTACTCATCGTCTTGGCTATTTGCCCGAGCAATGACGTAGTCCTTCACATAGGCTTCGTACTCGAGCGGGAGTGGCGAGCTGTCCGTCAACGCAAACCCAGTCAACGCCGTCTTGAACGTGCCAATGAACAGGTCGGGGCGAATGCGCTTGGCTTCACCCAGAGCTTCATTGGCGTATGTCAAGAGCAAGGTGTCAGCGTAGCGATTCTTGTCTGAATCGTTAAGCAGCACCCTTGCGTCATTGATGATGGATTGGAGCGTGGACATTGATTATTCCTGCGGGGCTTCTGGTTCTTGAGGAGCGGACTCATCAAGCTGTGCAGCCTTCTCGGCTACAGCGTCTTTCCAAGTTTTGCGCTTCGGCTTCTCAGCCGCAGCAGCTTCTTCTTGAGGCTGCTCTGGTTGAGGCTCTTCATCAACAATCGCCTCGTACCAAGGCATCTCTTCGATGATTGCTGGGTGATAGACCACGACCTTACCGGTACGTGTGTTGCGCATGTATTGTGGTTTTTTCATAGATAAAAGAAGGGGCGGGTTTCCCCGCCCCTAAGGCTCCTGCTAAGGTTGATTAAGCCTTGACGATCACGCCGTTCACCAAAGCTTCAGGCTTGGTCACTTTGTAGCCGAACACGTTCAGACCACGCATGATGTTGCCGAAGGTGGATTGCGCACGGAGCGTTTCCACGTTGGTGATTTGGGACGCGAACGACACGGCGTCGCGAGTACCAGCCATGATGTAGCTGTCGCCATCGGCGGTCTTAGGCAGGTTGTTCGACAGATAAACCGTGAAACGGTCGATCATGCCGATCTTGCCATTGCGCAGAGGAGACACGCTGTCACCAGTCAAGTAAGCTTGACGCAGCTCAGAGCCTTTGATCAGTGCGCCAGCCCAAGCAGGCAGCACAATCCAACGACCTTCTTCAGGCACGTTCTGCTCATCGAGAGCCAAGCCCATGTTCAAGATGCAGTCCAAAGCACTTGTCTTGCTGAACGCAAAGGGAGATGCGTCAGTACCCAAGTTCAAGTTGCCAGAGATTGCGCCGGCAGTTGCGCCTTTGTTGGCAGCAACAGCGCCGTCCTTGATACCGCTCAACACCAACGCATCGATAGCAATTTTCATCTGCTGCGAAGCGTCGTTGGTGAACATGTCCATCAACTTGACGTCAGCTTGGTGAGCGTCAATGTCGTCAACGACCACATTGAAATACTTACCGTAGTCGATGGTCAACTCCAAGGGAGTAGACACAGGGACTTCGTTCGTCAAATTCATGCCTTTGGTGTAGTCACGAATTGTGATGCTAGGGATGGTACGGATGTGGACTTTGTCGCCCTGACCCTTGATCTCGCCTTCCCAGTCGTTGTTCGTGATCTCACCGAGAACGGTAGATTTATAGAACTTGACTTGGAGCTTGCCAGACCAAAGTTCGGGGATGAAGTTACCAGCATACGAGTTGGTAGTTTGACCACTTACATAGTAGCCAGAGGTTACGCCTACGGACATTTTGATTTCCTTTTAAATGCCCACGCCGTAACGGTTAGCGAATACGC